TTTTTCCTGAAATTAAATGCACATCCAAAAAATACCTAGTTTTACCGTATTCTTGGATATGGCTTTTTTCTATGTGCGTTATTTTATCAATAACTATTAGCATAAAAATCTCCTAATTTATGTAAGTAATCCCCTAAGGGAGATGCGGCGCATCAATCTCACAACTGTAGCATGTGACTCTTTATATTATCTAGTTTTGAATACTACGATTTTATTTCTATCGTTTCCCATAACCATTTTACCATCTTTAGGATACTCTGTACCCTTCTCAATGCCTACCGCAGCAATTACCTGGTCTCCTACGTAGTCTGCTAGAGACGTCATGTCCTCTCCAACTTCATCGATACCGCCTTCAACTCCCATGGCTTTTAAAAGAATGTCCGCTCCCTTTCTACCGAATTTCTCAGCCTTTGGAGACTTGTGCTTAATTGGTAGGTCGTGGAACAATAGCCTATCCTTATGATCTCCTTTAGCCACTTTAAAAACTAGCGATAGTTTATCTCCGCTACCGTTTTTAAACGGCTCTTTTTCAGCCTTATCTAAAGTTACTACGTATTCGCCTTCTGGGATTGGTTCGAATTTTTTCTTGTTTTCTGACATTATTTGTCTCCTTTTAGTTGTGCCTTGTACAGGCTTTTTGCTATCTTATATTTTCTTCTTCTCTCGTCCGCTATTACCATAACCTTGTCTACGAATTCCTCTTTAAAGCCCTCTTCTGTTATTAACAGCTTTCTTTTTTTGCCCATAGGTAGCTTTTCGTATTCTCTAGGTTTGTTAGGATCAAATTCAGTTAGTTTTCTTAGTAGTTTTGCTTTTTTGCCGTTCACTCAGTAACTCCTCCAGTAGTTTTAGTATTTTATCCAGCTTATCGTGAAGCTCTTTCTTTTCTCTTAGCTCTCTTTCTATGTTCCTCATGTTAACACTCCTGCCAAAGTCAGTCCTATGGCTGTTATAATAGTTCCTATAATAAGTCCGTAATTAAATGACAGTCTAAGTCTGTTTTCGTAGTCTTTTACTGCCTGCTCCATTACTTCTCCAAGCATATAGTCTTCCTTGACCTGCTCGTCTATTTTGTCTGCCATCTCTTGTAGCTTTTGTTCATTAATATCTTGTAGCTTGTCTTTCATCTTACTCATGGTATCTTCCTTACTAGTTTATGTAAAGTGCATGCAATTGACGTGCCTATACTTCCGGTATGCTTGTTGTTATATATTTACCTGTCTTCCTACATTCTTTTATGTACTCTATTGCCTGTTGGTATTGTTCTTTACCTATTTGCCTGCTTTTATTAGATAATCTATATTGGTACGTCTTTTTATCCGCCTTTGACATGAATATGAACTCAAAGTCATAAGGCTTACCTGTCTCTTTTTCTACAGCGTCTAGATACAAGGCAGCAGAAAGTATATATCCAAAAGAGTTACACACGTCTCTAGCATCTTTGGATGTAGCCACGTAGCTTGACGTTGTCTTAATGTCTCTAATAATGCCCCTATCTCCAGGTACCCTGTAGTCTGTCCTTACTTTTACAGGAAGTCCGTTTAGCTCTGTAAAAAGGGATTCCTCTGCCACTCCATTTGAAAACAGTGCCGACCCATATACTTTTTCTTCGCCTAAAACAAACTTCTCTTTAAACAGGTTTTCACACATGTCCATAGCTTTTTCGTGCTGAGTAGAAGTGATGATAGTTTTATCCTGGTTAGCGTGTTTAAATACTTCCCACGCTTTACCTCTCCTAGTCCCAGGATATATTACATACTCTGTATCCAAAAGATGTGGCTCAAGAACTGTTGTATGTACATAGTTACCGAAGTCTAGGGAGCTCTGGTTCATTGGCTTAGGATCTTCTCCAAGTACGTACACCCTGTGATATTCTGAAGGGTCGTTTAAAGCCTTTTTAAGTACAGAGCTAGACAAGTGCGTACGGTCTGCGTGGTAGTCTTCGTTACTAAGGTCTTTTATAAATCCTTTTTTCATATTATCTATCCATGTCATATTTTGTTTCTAAAAAATCCATCATAATTCGCATATTTTCGCTACTCATATAAAATATGTATCCGTCATTAAAGAAATGAGTGTGCCTACATTCTCTCAGGCCCTCGGGGCCGGATACCCTACATAAACCCTCCCAAGTTACTCCGTATTGGTCGCTACTGTGAAACATTACAAAAATTCTAGTCACCCAGCTATGGTTTGTAGATGAAATTTCTTCTATGTATCCGAAATTATCAGATAGATAATTTACCTTTTTATCACCCATTTCATGGGGATGTATAAGTAATTCTTTTCTTGTATTTATTTTCATTAAGTCTTCTAGCATTATAATTGCTCCCATGTTTCATGTTTCTTAAAACCATCTTCAGTTTTGATCCAAGGCCCTGCGTGCTTCTCCCCGTAACCTATAATACCTGATGGTTCACGTAATATTCTGGTTATCTTTCCTTCAGTACGACATCTCCACTGCCAATAAAGATCTGGTTCTTTTTTTAATAGTTCAAAAGGAACCTGAGTCAAATTACTAAAATCATGTTCTGTAAAAAAATCTTCTCCATTCTCCATTATAATCATACCTTGATCATTTATGAATATGTACTGATCATGATTCCAATCGAGTCCTTTGATCCTCTTCCCCTCTTCTAATGCTTTCATTGCTTCCCAAAATTTCATAATTTTACTCCGTAGTATATTGTTACTTTTCCGTCCGGATTCTTGACGCTCTGTGTTAACACCAGCTCAGAGTCTGTAAGGTCTTCTAACATGGTTTCCCTGGTGCGCTTAGGTAGCTTAGGTGTATTAATTATTAGGTCCTGCTTACTTATTGGTCCCATTTCCTTTATTACCTCTAGTAACTCATGTCTATCCTGTTCTACTTTGCTATCAAAGATAAGACCAGATACTAGCTCGTTAATCTCCTCGTAATAGGCAGTTATTACATTATAACCAAAGTCTACGTCGCATACCTTTATAGTAGGTACTTCTCTTGTTTCCCTAGCACATGCATGTATTATTACTAGCTTTATCATTTGCTGATAGAGCCTTGCTATTATAGGAGCTGACGGCATCATGATATTCTTTATTCGTCTTTCGTCAAACTCTTTAAATATATCATCAAGCTTTTTATCTGCGTCTTTATCTGCCTTCAATTCCACATACATCTGAGGCTTATCTTGTATAACGTGATCGACGTTTTCTGGAGCTACGTAGCCTCTTAGCCAGTTCATTTGGTTCATAGCGGACTGTGGAACTTTGGCACGCTTTTTGACTCTAGTGCTTTCTGCCTTAGGGTCTCCCATAAACAGAAGAAATCTTCCCATTAGTCCTTTCTGTATTGCTGTCTTGCTTACACCTTCCCTAAATCCGGTAGGGGTAGTGGACCCTAATATGTTTACATTAGGCCGGTCACAACTACCCTTAACGCCTTCTGCTGTAGCTCTACCCATGTAGAACCCATTAGAAGAAGTGTATAGCTCTGCCAGGACGTCAGCCATCTTAGAATTGTATTCAGATTTACCTGAGTTAACTGTGCGAAGTATGCCCCCCACTTCATCCATTATGTCTAATCTAACCTTTTTAAGGGCAAAAGAGTCCATTAGAGACGCGTCTGACACATAGTCCCCTGCTCCTAATAGTTTTTCTGCTCTTAGCTCACCTAGTATCTCTTTAATGGCTTGCTGTGGAGAGTCTTTACCTGACCCTGAAGGACTAATCCCGCAAATATACAAATTAGGGCTCATACCCTGAAAAATGAATTTCCTGGAACATAGCGTAGAGAATAGGGCTAAAGATGCGCCTAGGGCCAAGTCGGGCTGTTTAATCCAGCTATTTTTTAAGATCGTCTCGTGGACTTTCTTTAAGGCAGTGTCTACAAGTAAAAACTCTGCTTTTGACTTTTTTGGCTTTTCCGGCGCTTGAGACTTTTTTCCAGCACTCTCCTTTAGCAAGTCGATGCTTTTTACAGCTTCCATAACCGGGGTCAGATACTCTTTAGACTCTCTAAATCTTTTCGAGTTAATGCTATTCAAGTGGTTACTATAAAAAAGAAGTGCATTTGTAGTTACATCGCTATGCCTAAACTCGTTCGTGTCGGAGAATAAGGGAACTTCATTGATATCTTTATCTTTTTCGACAAGTTTTCTTAAGACTTCATCTACAGTATGACCCCCGTCTAAAAGGCCTCCAAGATATCTGGATAACTCATCGTTTCTGCCATTAACTATTTTACCGTAAGATTCTTCGTGACCGCCGTGCTCTATCTTTAGCTTGTGGGCTAAGTGACTAATTAACATGGGAGGTAGGATAGGCAATCTGTCGGCCTCAATTTCGTGTAACTCTTTTTCAGACATCCATACATAGGTAGATCCATTTGTGTGCTTGCTTGGAGGAATGGTAGTCTTCTTGCCATTAGAAAGCACTTCTAATATGACTTCGCCGTTATGTTTTAACTGCTCTGTCTGCTGTCCCATGTATTTAAAGAAGCGGGTATATCCTTTGCTTCCTCTTTTTTCCACAGGACTCTCAGGCATAATAGAGGTTATCAGCTTTAAAAGCTCAGGCCTATCTGTATCTACATCCAGTGCAATTACTCCCGAGGCTTCTCCTAGGCATATTGCTATGTTAGTATCTCCTATAGATTTCCATTTAGACACATCCGTATCCTTTGGTAGCTTATAGCAGTAGTCACTCCATCCTTTTATAGCAGGCATCTTGCTGCCGTATTTATCGGGTATGGCCGCGTATCCTTTCTTAAGGTACTTGTCGGCATTTAGTTTATAGTTATTCATTTATCTCCTTTTTAGATTCCATACTTGCTCCTTAAAAGTGGCCCCTGGACACCGCGCTACTGGTGCCGGCAGTTTATTTCTACGACTTAGAACGAGGTCTGCTCCTCTATTAGCTCCGTAGTATTTTGCGTGCTCTAGTGGTAGTTTCGGGTTTCTCAGTAACTCCGTTAAGTCTTACAACATTTCATTTACTGTCACCACAGCTTCGACGCCTCAGGGGCCTGTTAATTATTTATTATAAGTTTCTCCAATTGCTCCTGCCATTAATGTAATTATTGTAAACATTAGACTACACGTTACAGCAATAATCACATTCTCTCCACCAATTAAAAATTGTGCCAGTTTAAGTATTGAAAATATGCTAGATATAAACGCTGCAAGAATTAAGTAACCTTTTAAATATTTCATAATATCTCCTTGTGTAAGAGTATATGCACTTCCTGTGCCAGATATCGGGCAATATAGAGCCATTTAGGTGTATAAGCTATTGTCAGTGATTAGAATTTATACATTTTTTGACTAAAAATTGTGACAAACGTAACATAATATATCGGAACACTAAATGCCTGTACAGCTGTTATATACCATGTGGTAAATATATTACATACATAATGTACTAGATACATTGACAAGGTATTCGCCTCTCTATATATTTAAAGAGTCTTCTAGGCATCCTGGCCCCAAGGGCCTAAACGCTTAAGGGTCTCGCGACCCCTGTCGCAAATTAGCTTCTAAATATAGACTTTGCAAAGTTAATGGACAGTAGCGTCTAAATCGTATAGAGTATATAGATGACATTAAGTTTCAGAATATCTAATGTAAAGCCATGTAGTATAAATAAAGCTTATTCCAGGAATCGTAACGGCACACTACGCTTATCTCAGGAAGGAAGCAGATACTCTAAGCGCTTTCTTATTACAATGTCCAAGAACAGGGAAATAGTTAAAGGATTACACGCACTTAGAGACCTCTTCGACCCTCTCAAGCACGCCATAAGGCTATTCACCGTCTACTATATCCCAGAAAAGGAATGCGTAACCAAAAAAGGATACATAAGCCGCAAAGGTGGCGACATAGACAACTATCTCAAAATGACAACCGATTTCATTTGCAGCTCTAAGTACTATCATAAGACATTTCCTCTGTGTGACCACCCTACCATTATAAATTTAAACATAGACGACCAGTTTATAATAGACTATGACGCCTCTAAACGCGTCTCTCCTGACGATATCTACCATATAGACATAGACATCGAAATAATTCCAATAGACACCGTAAGAGGCCATAGAGAGCCTCACATCTCATCCTTTTACGAGCCCTCTGACTCCGAATAACTTATATACACCGAAAAAATAATAGACACTCCTCCGCATTTAAACAAGACTAGACCTGGCACGCTACTTGTATACTATACCTATATACGGAGGAAATATGAAAATACACAGACTTTTAATACTTCTATCTATAGGAATATTTACTACATGCTGCGGCACAAACTCAGGACATCAACAAGCCGATATAGACCCAGTATTCGATGAGTATCTTACCGAGATACAGCCTCATCTAGAATCCCGCCTAATCAGTATACGTTTCATGGACTCTAAAGACGACTATGCCCCTAATATAGCGGGAATATGTCAATTACAAAAAAGACAGATACTCATTAGCCCCAAATCATGGTCTACTGGCATTAGAGAAAAGAAATTAGCTCTCTTGGCACATGAAATCATTCATTGCGTACACCATGTAAAACATGTACACTCGCACATTAGCGATAAAAATAAATTAATGAGCCCATATCTCTATGAGTCAACAATGTGTGTGTTGGCATTTGGTTTGGGTGAGTGTATAGATAGAACTATGGAAGAAATACTTGAAGGGGAGATTGAACTACATGAGTAAGGTAATAAGATATATTTCAATTCAGCGCAGCATAGATAAAGAGCCTCATTTAGGAGAACTTATGGTAAAAGGAGTAGCTGGAGAGATTAGCGCCCTCGCCGCATTCCTCTACAAGTATGGTGCAGAAGACGTTAATACTAACTATTACAGGAGAGAAACTCCAGGCATCTACCACAAACTTAAGATAATAGTTACATTTAAAATAGACCAGGACATGTTTGATTATCTTAAAGAAGATAAACTAGGGAGCTATGCGTGAATGATCAGCTCAAAAAATACACCCAGAAGCCCAGATTCTCTATAGGAGACGTATTGCAGGCCAAAGATGGCTCATGTACAGCAAAAGTATTGCAAATATTAGGAAAAGTAGGATACTTTAAGTATGAGATAGAGTTCTCGAAAGAAGCTAACGTAAGTTGTCATGTGGTACAATTCTACATAGAAAGCGTAGAGAACAGGTTCACACTAAAAGATAGCTCACCTATAGAACCCATTTGCCCTGCCATACAGGCCTGGTACGACTCTGTAAAGAACTATTGCGACTAACTTCTGGCCAATGTAAAAAACCTATACACTCAGATACAACATAATACCAAAACAAACGGCATCGTATGTGCATATCCCTTAATATAAGGAGTAAACATGGAAATATTAGCAATCATCCTAGTAATAGTAGCCCTCTTCACAGGCCTAACACTATTTAATTCACTTTTATTAATATTAAAGCTAAAGTTTTTAGCAACTAAACCGATATATAAGTATAAGAAGGAGAAATACAATGTTTAAAGTAACAAACCACTACAGAGAGTTCATTACCCATAACCGTAGCTTCGGCACAGTAGAGCTAGAAAAGTGTGGTGTACCTATGTCCATCAGCTATGACTGCTACGATGACATCGTGGAGCTAGATTCTAACCTATATCTACCAAATAAAGTAGTTAAATTGTACCACGTGTCAGAGCTACTACAGACAGTTATCGAAGACTACGTAACCTACTCAAATCTGATGCGCTAGAAATTCTCACACAAGTACTAAATAACCCAGAGAATGCGCGATGACCCCCTCTACAGTAATGCTTAGAGACGGACACTATCACTCTATAGGCTGTAGCCGTGTAGCAGTACACAAGAAAAGCGGCTGCCTTTACCTATTTAAAAGCCAGAATTCTACATTCTTTATAGTATGCGAATATTTTGCAGATACGCCATTCATACAAGCCTGCTATAGCAAAGAGTTTTACAAATACTTTGAAGAGATAGGTGAGCTATGATACTAGAACAATATTACTTATCAAATCCTGCTAATGTTGGCAGGGCTATGGAAGATACCGGCCTAGCATTTGACGAAATAGAGGAAAAAGTGGGCTACTTCTCTAAACAATCTGCACGCCATGGCCAGATGCATGGTAAAATAATACTAAAGATTAACCGCAAAGGTGACGAGGTAGTAGAACTGCGTCATGATTTCAACAACAAACTCTATTGGAGTAGCAATGATTAAAATAAAAGACCATCACGTAAGTGAGCAAAAAGTAGACGTTATATCCAAGGGCTCTAAATACCTAATAGCTGCAGGATACATGTCATACCATGTCCAAGTAATGCTAGAGAGCGGTAATCAGGTAATAGTGCGTTTTAATAGTAAAGAGGAGCGCGACCAGGCCTTTGACAAAGCCTTAGAGCACTTAAATAAATACAATAAGGAGATATATGACTAATTGGATGAAAAGAGTACCAAAAGATAAAGTGTTGCCATATCCGCGCCATGGAGACGTATTTTACACCTATACAGGCAGTAAAGTGACCGTTATAGGCGTTCATGGTAGTATAGTGAAGACATATTGCCATAGAGATAAGGTTGAGAGAGACTGGGAGATGTGGCCAACACGACTAACTATGTACAATAATTTATGGAGGTACAAGTGAATAAAGAAGTAAACACTTCTATTGAAGGCAAGATAAGAGTAGCAGCAAGAGGCCTACCAACTTATTAACTTCTAGCCCATACAGGGTTAGAATATTGTACATATTCTAGTCAACGTCAATAAGTTCTACATCTATCCAGCCCTCAACTCAATCCTACAACCAATACGCCTGGTATGTTACTTGCTACTAATCTAGCAGGGAGTGTGACTATGAAACTATTTAAACTATATTTAATATTAATAGCCTTTTCAGTAACAGGTCTATACATTAAAGGACCTCGTACAGATTACTCTGCTTTGAGCAAAATATACGAGTACTGTTCAGAAGCAAATGGGTTTAATACCTTTGAAGACAAATTTAGCTGTTTAGAAGATAAAGGGGCCTTATAATGAAACATTTAATACTATTATCACTTTTAACGATAACAGGATTCAGACAATGAGGTCGATCCTTATTAGTATATAACAGAAGAGGAGATAATGAACCATTATGAATAAGCAAGAAGAAATAGAAAAACTAAAGAAAACTGTGTCAATGCAAACTAACTATATTATTGCACTAATGGCGATTATAAATTTAATGGCAATATACAAAGTATACTTTTTATAAAGGAGAGTAGCATGAAAATACAAATAAATAATAATACAGGACTAAGAATAACTACTTCATGCGGAGTAGTGTTCTCTCTACAATTTGGAAGAAACAATTATTGTGAGAACTATGATAAGCCGGATTATGACGGTTTTTATGAGAGCAGAGACTGTGAGGTAATGGTTATGAACGATAAGGGCACTAAGCACTATTTCCCTGATTCTGAAGGAGGAGTTACTGCACATAGTGACCTAAAAGAAGTGTTAGAATTAATATTAAAAAAGGAGCGAAGCAATGAATGAAGAAGAGTTTAAAGTGAACGTGCGTATTAATATGTTTTCTGAAAACATTATAACTGTCAAAGTTTATCACGTTGAGACAGGAGAGAGTATAGAAAGACACTTATGCTTTCTAGCAAAGCTAAGAACAAAGTACACTATTAACAGACTAAAAGGTAGGTTGAGATGGGTAGCCAGACTTAATAAAGGAGAACTATAATGGACGAAACATTCAAAACATATTCACCAAGAGGTAGACATAGCGGAAAGTATTATATTAATATACACATGACTATTAAGTCTATATCTGAAGGTAGTACAGTTATTTTATGTATGGTTAAAGGAACTAAGAAGGATTTGTCTACTTTTTATGATGTTGCCAGACTATATAACATAACATTAAAGGTTGAGCCTTCTGGAAGTAACCTGATACTTTCAAGTTAGGTGCGCAACTTCTATGCCAAAATAATGAACGATGCCAGCTTCAAAGGAGATATGCAAGAGTAATGCCAACTATTAGATGTAACGTTGGTGTAAATACTATTTAGATAGGTGGCCAATCACATGCCAACTTTTAATATCAACTTGATAGTTTAAAGCTATCGTGTAAGCGGGTGTTAATCATAATCTAACTAGAGTTATGCGCGAGAACCCTGCATTCATAGGCTTTTAGGGCTATATCTAGGCATGATAACTGCATATACAAGATTCATACCTTTACATGAGGCCCCCTTTAAAAAAGACCCCCCCCTCTAGGTATTAGAATATGATAAAGGACTAGTTAGCGTCCTCATATCCAGTTGCTACTGTGAAAAAACTTAGTGATTTAGGCTATTTACCCCCCGCGTTTAAAATTTTAAACGCACCCCCTACTAACAGCGTACAAGCCCGTAGAGCCCCCTGTTTTCTAGGGGCACCTATGACCCGTTACAATTATTTTAGGCCTGTAGCGACAATCCTGGCGACAATTCGCCCTATTTATAGTGAGTGGAACGGTAGTGACCGAACTATAAAATAAAGCTATTGATTGACTTTGGCACAATACTTGTATACAATCAATTACTAATCACTTAGTGTGTAAAGGGGAAATATGGCCATTAAAACCGAGCAATCGAGTTATGAAGTGCTTAAAGTCGATGTGAGGGGTATGGAGTATAAGGTTTTCTTATGGCCTAAGGAGCAATACCAGAAGTTTATGCCTGGTTCTATGGCCTGCATGTCCTTGGTGGACCTATCTTTACATTTTTCTGAACAATTCCCGGATCTTAAGACGATTAAGCACGAGGTTGCGCACGCATTTATTAAGAGTAATTTTCTGGATTATACAAATAATTTGGAGGCGGACGATCTAGAGGAAGTAGCCTGCGAAGTGATCGCCCATTTTGACTTAAAAATGATTGAAATTAGTAAATTAATACACAAAACGGTTAGAGAAGCCATAAAGGAGAGAAATGGGGAATCTAGGAAAAAAACTACAAAAAAGAAGCCAAGAAAAACTAAAAGAGGATAACATGAAATATGTGGCCTGGATTAGAGACCTGGTCAATATCGTATACAATTCTCAAATTGCTGTAAGAGAGCTAGAAACGGCCCTTAATGCCAAAGATGGCGAGACTACTATGGTCAAATGGCTAAGATGAAACAATGGAAAAGAAAGTACTCTGATGAGGAGCTAGAAATAGCCCGTCAGATGTACATGAATTTTGACTCTGTAAGCATGATTGCACGGGAGTGCGGAATGTCTAGAGGGGCTGTTCAGCACTACGAGAGAACCTATTGGAAAGCTGAGAGAGAGGAGCTATCCTCAGACTTAATGAATGCCATAGGAGCCGAAAAAAGGCAGGAGCTGGGAAAAATTACCAAAGAAACACTTAAGGTATTAGGTCGCGCTCTAGAGTATTTAGGAAAAAGAAAAGAACCGCCTTCTACAAAAGAGGCGCTAGATGCCGCAAAGATCCTACAGGTAATGGACAAACTAGTAGGCGTTGAAACTAAAGAACAAGAAGAAGAGGAATATATAGATGTTACCGACTTAGGTAGTCTTGATCCTTTTAACAGTAACAAAAAGGAAGAGAATGCTAAACTTGCTAACAGCACTGATACGATCCACGATCAGAATAATTAAACTAACTATAATAATGATAGCGGCTATTATGCTGTTTTTCTCTGGCCTGTCTATTCTTTCCGAAGTTTCGTCCGATTTAGATTCTACTCTACCTAAAAGATACAGGGACTATACCCTACCTTTAAAGACTCCTAGAGGGGAAAGATTCTGTTCGTCCGTTTCAATGCAGTATAGAGGAACTCCTCTTACTGTAACTAACAACCACTGTTGCGATGCTGCCAAAGGCATGCCCATAGAAGAGGGACACGTTATAGTAGGAAACTACATTGAAAAAATATTACACCAAAGTAATATGGCCGACATTTGCGTATTGACCTCCCATATAAAAGATAGTCCAATAAGATTGGCAGACAAAGAACTACAGATGTTCGATAAAATATTAGTAATGGGATACCCTAGGGGAGACTTCCTAGTTCCTAGATACGGTATGGTAATACTTCTAGGAGAGGAAGTCTGCATTAATTACGGAGAATTTCCATATGAAGAACTAAGATGTGTAGAGAGCAATTTTACTTCTGCAACGTCTTACGGAGGCAATTCTGGTAGCCCTATATTTAATGAACAAGGGGAACTGGTTAATCTGCTTTACGCAGGGCCTGTAGCCCTACATACATACTCTATTACTGTTCCACTGGTTTTTCTACAGGCGGCAATATTAGAGGCTTACCTGAACTCTAATGACTAAAAAAGAATATGCCAGAATAATGTCCGATCTAAATAAGCCTCGAGGAGAGGCGGTTAAGATTGGCATGAATCTTTCACTACATGAGGGCCAGATAACCGGCCTTAACTCCCTATACGTGGAGAATAAGAACATTATTATGTTACCGTGTGGTCGTAAGTTTGGTAAAACGGAACTAGTTCTATATGCTCTATGGAGGCACGCGTTACTAAACCCGGGGTCTGCATGTTTCTTTGTAGGACCAGAAAGAGAGCACGGAAAGAAGCTGATATGGGATACCCAGAGGCTTCAGAAATACATGAAAGAGGACACCGCTAAATATATTGACGGACGTCCTAATAATAAGGACCTTATGGTCCGACTTAAAAACGGATCTTTCATACAGGTTATGGGATCTGAAAACTGGATGGCAGCCAACGGGCTAACACCAGATTTTGTGGTTTACGATGAATTTAAGGGATTCCATCCCCAATTCCACATAGAGATGGACCCTAACAGAGCTGCTAAAGCGGCGCCTTTGGTGATAATTGGAACGCAGCCGAAGATAGGAGATAGAAATAAAGACCAGTACGAAGCCATGCTGAAATATTGTACTGAGAATCCTTCTGAGGCTGCCGTTCATACCTTCACTACTTTTGATAACCCTATTAATAACCAGCCACATATAAAAAGAGTATTAGAGCAGCAGATAGCTATCCTAAGAGCTCGTGGCGACGAAGACGTAGTACAAAGGGAGTACTATTCTAGGATTGTTCCTGGAGGCTCTAGGGCCGTCTTCCCTATGTTTGTGGAAGACAAATACGTAAAACCACACGAAGAGATAATGGACGAGATAAGAAAGGATATAGGTAATTTAGAATGGTACAATATGGTGGATCCTGGTACTACTACATGTTACGCCTCATTATTTATGGCTATTAACCCCTATACTAAGAAAATATATATATTAGACGAATTATATGAGACTAAGCAGGCCGAAACATCTACAACTAAAGTTTTTCCGAAACTGGTCAGCAAAGCTAAAGATTTAAACCCCTATATAAGGCTCTCAGACCACGACTGGTTCAAAGTTATGGACGAGGCTGCTGCATGGGCCATGACAGAGATAAACACGCACTACAGAGTGTCTTACATGCCTACAAACAAGAATGTAAATAAGAAAGAACACGGGCTATCCCTTATAAAGGACATATTGCTACATGATCTGTGCTTAATATCGAACAGGTGCACCAACTTCACTAAAGAGATGACCGAGTACGCTAAAGATAACTCCGGAAAAATACCTAAAATTAATGATCATACTATAGACTGCTTTAGATACGGATTATCGTTCGCTAATTATAGCCTATTAGCTGCCCTGCAGGCCCAAGCAGAACCTGAAGAGGAAAGGTCTAGAGGTAGATTTAGGGGTTTTGGCAGTCACTTAGCAGAAGAAAACGGATTAATAGACATAGATGACTGGGATGGATTCTAGTTGGCATAATTATTCCTTCTAGAGAGCAACTTTGGGGCTTGGGCCCCGTGGCCCAGAGAGCACCTATACTGGACTTTTTAAAGTATAGGAAAATCTATGCCAAGTCAATGAATCTAATACATTTGTATTGTAATTTTTTATACTGGTAAAGCAGTGCAATATATTGCCAGTAACCGGCCGCTAAAGTGGCTACAAATTTGACACCTGACCATTTTTTATATAGAGTTATATAAGGAGATTTTATGATGGATATTATGCTATTAGTAGTAGGTATTTGTAGTTTTGTTTTTTCAATTATAGGCCTTTTAGCGGGTTTAATTGCATATACAGAGACACAGGCCTTTAAAAAGAGTACACATTCTGTACAATACGTAGGCGCCAAGCCTAGCGATATCGGCGTATCTAATACGCCAGATGAGAGCAACACATTAAACAAACTAAATAAAGAATATGCGGAAGAAATTGAGGAGGTAATGCCATGGGCAGCCACTCAAGAAGAAGACCGCCAACTTAGGAGCTTTTAATGAATATAAAGGGTGACTCCTTAGAAGCCTTTTTTAAGGTAGATAAGAAGAAGATAGAAGACAAATTAGAATGGCTAAATAGACTTAAAGACGCTCTATTAGACGAGTCCTCCGAGAGGACTGCCGCTCAGCGTAGGCATTTAAAAGCTTATATGGGGCTGGACTCTAGGGACGCTCTTCTAAACAACGACTATAGAGACGCAGAGCTGCGAAGACGCAAAAGAATTAGAAAGTTTAGAGTTCCACACATAAACGACATCATTGAGACTAAGGTTAGTCAAATGACCAGGTTAAAGCCAGAGGTGGAGGTTTTGCCAGCTAATGACGAGTTCACTGACAGAGGTGCAGCCAAGGTATCTAAAGCAGTAGTCTCTCAAATTTTTGCCCAACAAGAGCTGGACTACAAACTAATAAAGATGCACAGGCAAGCCAGAATCTTCGGAGAATCTTATTTATTTGTAGAATACGATGAAAACATAGGAGACCTGGACCCTACTTTCGTAGAGGCTAAGGAAATGGGGATAGAGATACCTAAAAACGCTAAGAGAAGGCTAGGAGACGTCAAGTACACCCTAGAACTTCCTTGGAGAGTTTTATTACAAAGAAAAGAAGACATACAAGACGTTGAATACTATTTAAGATACTGCATCAAGTCGAAAGATGAAATCTTGGCGAAATATCCAAAAGCCGAGCAAGTCATTACGGAAGACTCTGAGGTTGGCTCTTTTGTATTTGATATAGACAGCATGGAAGACATGTTTATGGAAGACCATGTAGCTGTATGGGAATTTGTGCATAAACGCACAGAAGCTGTACCAGACGGCAAAAGGATAGAGTTCGTAGAGGGAATGGTCCTAGAGGAATCTGACTACCCTCACAGCATGGACGGATTTAACTTCGAGAGGCTAACTGACATAGACCTACCAGGCTATTTAAACGGCCTATCTAAGCTAGAGTACGCCCTACCTATACAAAAAATGTACGACGATCTTTCCACACTTATATCTAAAAATATTTACATGACAGCCCAATCTAAATGGGTATTACCAACTGGTTCTGTTAGACAGATAGAGCAATTAGGTAACGATAATACTGTAGTGCAGTACTCTGGTCCTGTTCCTCCCCAAATACTCCAAGTAGCACCAAACCCTTCTGAAGTATACGCCCACAGAGAGGGAATTAAACAAGAGTTACAAGTAGTTATGGGATCTCACGGGATCTCCCGAGGAGAAGTCCCTAAAGGCATTACTGCATCTTCTGCTCTACAATTCTTAAACGAATTGGAGTCAGAAAGAGCTTCAAGCGACATCAGTAAGCATGCAGGTCTTATAAAGTCCTTAGCAAGAAAGACACTCTCCATAGCAGCAGACAACTATGACATGGATGGTGAAAGAATGGTTAGAATAGTAGGCAAAAACAACGCCCCTCTAATTAAACACTTTGATGCTGCAGTACTATCTAGGCCTTATGACATCAAGTTTGATTCTAGCGACGGCTTCCCAGAAACTAAGGCAGCTAAAACAGAAAGACTTCTTAACATGATGCAAAGGTATCCCCAATTGTTTAGCCCAGAAAGATGGGAACAGCTGTTAGACGTAGGAAATACAGAAAGAGCAGTAAAACTTGCAACGCAAGCTGTAGAATCAGCGGATTCTGAGAATGAAGATCTTATGTCTGGAGAGCCTGTAGCTGCTCCAGAGATATTCGAGGATCACATAATGCACTGGAAATCTCATGTATCGGCTCTCCAATCTAGAGCTCTTAAGGAAGAGTCTTCTAACGAGGTGTATGTTTCTTTCCTTGACCATCTGGCCATGACAGAGAAACTTATGATAGAAAAAGCTAAAAGCAACCCACTATTCAGTGCGGAGTTAGCTAACTTAAGACTATTTCCTATAACTCCTGGATTAGCCCAAGAAGCTGCTCAAGCAGCACAGTCAAGGGAACAGAGAGAGGCATTAGTACAAGGACAAGCAAATAGAGGCGAACAAATTTCAACAGCAATTCCAGGACAGGGAGAGGAATAAGATGAGACAAAAAAAAGATAATTTCGGACCGGATTTTGATGAGGATTTTAAGAAAAACATGGACGGAGTTCCTATGGGAATCTCCTATTCTGGAAATGAAGAGTTAGTGGAAACTATGCCAAATTTTGACTACTGTTTTAACTCCGGGGATATGATAGAGGATACTCGCAGCAATGACGTATTTATAGTAATAAGTACCCTGCAGTCTAAGTACAGGTTGCAGAAAGTAAAAACTATGTCAGGAACATTGCTAGAGCACGAGGAAGTTTCTAAAAACTTTAAAAAAGTAGGTAAAAGATGGTAGATGAAGAAGGAACCACTCAAAAAGAGCAGATAGAAGAAGTAACTCAAGAAATTGATTCAGATGATTGGGGAGATGTAGAGGTACCTGACGACCTGGAGGAAGTTACTGAGGAAGAAGATAATTCAGACATAGAGGAATATATGGACGAAGAATCTGAAAAAGAACCTAAGGAAGAAGAAAAACCTAGCGAAAATACCGCAGAAAAAGAAGACAGCCCCGAGAAGGAAGATAGAAAAGAAAAGCCTGAAGAGGAGCTTCACGAAGTCACTCAGGACGGTGAAAAGGTAAAGGTAAGCCTGCAAGAGCTAAAAAATGCTTACTCAGGTGGAAAACAGGTAGAAAAACGCCTAGGAGAGCTTGACAAAGAGAAGAAAGAGTTCTATGCTGAAAAGTCGCAAGTTGAAGGCTATATTGCAGGTTTTGCAGAAAA